GCTTCTGCGCCTCCAGCTTCGCCGACGTATCCGCCGCCGCCGACCCGAACACACCCATCGAATCAGCCGTCAGCTTCGCCTCCAGCGCCATATCAGCAAGGCCCTGGTCGTAGCCGTCCAGCTCGCTCCGGAACTTCTTCGCCTGCTCCGGACTCATCCCCTCCATCATCGACTTCAGCGCAGCCTTCGCAAGATCAGCGTTGCCGCTCTTGACCATGCCCGTCAGCGCATCATCGATCGAGTCCATGCTCTCGGTGAACTCTTCCGTGGCGTCACCCGCAGACAACAACCCGCCGGTGATGTCCGCACCCCAGTTGTTGATGCTCTCCGTCACACTCGGGTTGGTGACCTTGTCGATCTGGTCCTTGAGCTTGCTGAAGTCCTTCCCGAACTGCTCCGCCACATAGCCGGTGGCCTTCCCCGTACGGCCCAGGTTCCCCAGCGACGTCGTCAGCTTGTCCACATTCGGGGGCGCCTTGTCCCCGATGCTGGACAACTGCTCGACCGTCACCACCAGAGCGGCAATCGCGGCCACGATGATCGACGCCTTCGCCGCCTTGCCCAGAGTTCCGAACGCCGCCGCCAGACCAGCCATCCCGCCGCCCGCGGCCGCCGAAGCCGCCTGCAACGCGGCGATCTTCGTGCCCAGTGCTGCGATCCCGCCCGAGATCGCGGCGGCGCCCGCTCCTGCCACGGACACCAGCTTCAGGCCGACCGCGAGCTGCATGACCGTCGCCACCAGCTCCGGCGGCAGCGCAGCCACCAGCCCGGCAGCCGCGTTCACCAGCGTCAGCATGCCCGGCCCGGCCTCCGCCGCCGCCTCCACGAGGGTGGTCACCGCGCTCCCCAGAGACTTCAACGTCTCCTGCACGGCGGGCCCGTTGGAGTCCGCGTAGTCCATGAACGCCTTGACCGGGCCCGACACCTCGCCCTCCGACAGGGCGCGGGAGAAGTGGATGATCCCGTCGACTGCGCTCTTCAACGAGTCGTTCGCGAACGCCGCGAACTTCTCCGTCAAAGCGTCGAAGCCAGGCGTGGCCATCGCCCCACCAGCCACACTGACCAGCCGGTCCAGTTGGGTGGAGGTGCCCTGCACCATCGGAGTCAGCTTCGGCAGCAGTCGTTCCATCAGCGTGAACGACTTCTCGACCGGTGACATCGTGAACCCGGCCAGATCATCCGACCACGCCCGAAACGTGTCCTTCAACGTACCCAGCGCCACCGACGCCCGAGCCGTCGCGTTCGGCATGCCCGCCAGCGCCGTCTGCACCGTCCGCTGCGCCTCGGCAGCTTCCTTCGACCCGCGGCCCGCCTTGATCACCGCATCCCGGTACTTGGTCTGCGCCTGCGACGCATCCGACAGCGCCGACACCTGCCCGGCCAGAGCGACACCGAACGCACCCACCGCCACCCCGGCGCCGGCGGCCGCGCCCGCGGTCTTCACAGTGGCTGCGGTCATGGACGCCATGAGAGGGACGGCGGCGGTGGCGAGGGGGATGAGGTAGCCCTTGAGTCCGCGGACGGAGACGCCGACGCGGTTCATCGCGCTGGACATTCGGTCGCCTTCGGTGATGAAGCGGCCTGACATGTCGCGGAGGCGGCCCTGGGTGTCGCGGAAGGCGCGGATGGCGTCGCCGTTGTCGGCGCGGATGGTGATCGTTACATGGTCTCCAGCCATTGGTTTTCACCTCCTTCCGTGGTGTCGTCGGGTTGGTCGGGTGTGCCGAGGCGTTCGATGGCGAGCAGCCGCAGCAGGCGTACGTCCTCCGCGAGGAGAGAGGACAGGGTGTAGCCGGGGAACTGGCGGAGGATGCCGAGGAGCTGGCGGGCGTGGGCTAGCTGGGCTGGCTCGGTGATTCGGCGACGGGGGTCATCGGGATGGGCGGCGCCGGGGAAGTCTCGCCAGAGGGCGAGGTCGCGGGCAAAGGGGCGGTGTCGCCTACCCCCACGAGGCCTTGGACCCACGCCTTGCTGAGTTCGCGGATGAGTTTCTGGTCGCGGGTGGGTGCGTCGCTGACGGGGACGGGCTGGTCGTTGGCGTCGGTGAGGTTCCAGCTGATGAGAGCGTTGTAGAAGCGCTTGATGGTGATGCCGTCGCTCTCGGGTTCGCCGTCCCAGCCGAACATGAGGACGTATTCCTCGATGCTGGTGCTGCGGCAGACCGCTTCGAGGCCGTGGTACTTGTGGCCGGGTTCGAAGCGGATGGTGATGGTGCTGTCGGGCTCGCGGAATCCCACGGCTGCACCTCCAATCGTGTCGGGTGGGGGAGGTTCAGGCCCAGGTGGGCGTAAGGCCGGAGGCGAGCTGGAACGGAACGGACCACGTGAATTCGCCGGACTGTGCGCGGGTCATGGCGTAGTCGGTGAGGATGCACTCGGTGGCCAGGGTCTGGCCCGAGATCGTGATCGTGATCGTCCGCTCCACCGAGGTGGAGGAGATCGTCTTGAACACGTCGTGGGCGAGGTTGGAGCCGTCGTCGAAGCCGCCCGCCGCGGTGCCGGAGAAGTCCGCCAGCAGGAGCAGGCGGGCCATCGCCGACTCCGCGAGGCTGGTGATGTCCTGGACGCCGCGCGGCATGGTCCAGTCGAGGTTGAAAGTCGAGGTGCGGATGTCGCGTGCGTTGCCGCCGCTGTCGTCCACGGTGAACGCCGTCCAACCAAGGCCCGATTCGATCGCCATTATCCGTTTTCCTTCCTTGATGCTGCGCTATGCCGGGTTCGGCTCAGCCCTTGTTCCGCTCGTCGAGCAGCAGCCCCATGTGCTGCTGCACGTGCTCCACCCAGTCCGCCGGGTTCTTGTGCACCCGCACCTCACCCACCCGCGCCCGGTAGTCACCGCCCCGCACGAGGTACCGCTCCGGCATCGTCTGGTGGTCCTCGTAGCAGCGCTGATACGGCTCGAACCGGAACACCGTCAGACCCGCCCCGTTGCGCTGCTCCTTGAACGTCCGCCGCGAGCCGCGGATGAACGCCGCCTGGTCACGGCCCAGCGGAGTGGACTCGTCGATGACGGACTCCCAGCCCTCACGCCAGCGACGGCACCCGACCCGCTCGCACACCGACCGCACCCGCTGATCCGGCCGCGACTGCACACTCCACGTCCGGTACGCCTCCACCGGCATCCGCGGATCACGGGGACGGAACGGGGCGCCCATCAGAACGTCACCGCCGTGACGTTGACGTTCGCCGCGACCGCGAACACCAGCGACGTAAACCCACCCGAAGTCGTCGTCACCGCCCGCACATACCGGCGGATCTCCGTCCCCGCCGCAACCTCAATCCGCTGCACCGCCGGCCCCGACGTGATCTGCGTGAACCCGCCACCCGTGACATCCGCGAACGTCGAGTTGTCATGCGAGTGCTGCAACTTCACCGTCACATCCGTGCCCGCAAAGGAGAACACCTGCAGATACGCCTGCAACCCGTGCATGGTGTGGGACGAGACGAAAGCAGCACCGTTGACCGTCCACGTCCGCGGCGTCGCGTCCGTGACCGAACTCGATGCGGCAGCCGCGATCGGCGCCGCGACCGACGAGCCGGCGATCCCGGACAGCACCTGCGCCCGGAAAATCTTCCCGGCAAGACGGTTCACGGTGCCCAGCGTCTGCCCGCCCAGTTCAAGCACCGCCGTAGACGCGAAGATCGAGGTGGTTGCTCCGACGGCCTGGACCGCGCCGAGCTGCGTCCACGTAGAGCCGTCGTCGCTGGTGTAGAACGTCACCTGCGCGTCGGTGCCGCCGACGTCCGCATCGAGCGTGGCCCGTACCCACGTCGTCGCCCCCGCCGCGAGGCTGCCCAGGTTCGCGGACGACGTCTCCGTCTTCTCGACGGTGCCGTCTTCCGACCAGCGGAATATCAACTCCCCGGCTGTGGTCACCGCCAACGCGTAGCTGCGCTGGTTCCCGGTGGCCGTGTACTTCGCAATCAAGGTGGATTCGGCGGCCGGAGTCCAGTCGTCCATCGCGACCCGCACCCGCAGATCGAGGTCGCCGGTGATGTCGAGTGCGGCAGCATCAGGGGTGGAGACGTAGTCACCGGACGCTCCGGGCAGGAGCACGAAGTCTTCGCCGTCGTACCCGAACTCGGCCGCTGTGCCGTTGGTCGCGGAGGTGTCGGTGCGCTTGCCCGCGGTGAGGAGGTCGCCCCATTCCAGGCCGTACGCGTTGCCCTGCGCGTTGACCGCGATCGTCAGACTGCCGTCCTGCGCGCGCGTCGGGTCGTAGTTGATCTGCTTCCCGATGAGGCAGGCGGCCGGGTCACCGATCGCCGAGCCGGTCACCCACATCAGATGCTGGTCCGCGGTCGGCAGTGCGCCGAGACGCGCGTGGGCGCGCCCGCTGGCCTTGTTGAAGAACGCCCCCCAGGAGATCCGCCCGTCCCGGAGCAGCCCGATCCGCTTGAACGCGGACAGGTCGATGGTGGTGACGTCCTGGGTGCCGACGAGCCCGCCGCCGATGTCGTCCGCCGACCCGGTGTCGCCGGAGAGGTCGTAGCCGCCGTAGTAGAAACCCTGGCCGAGGCCGTTGCTGATTGCCATCTACGCCACCTGTGTCCACGCATCGTTGATGATCAAAGGGATCGTGAGGGTTGCCACCCGGTAGGTCGTGCCGCCCGTGAAGCTCGTGTAGCCCGTCTCCGCGCTCAGCGGGGCGCCGTGCGCGCCGAGCAGGTCGATGTTTCCCACCAGGTCGCCGAGGGTGAAGTCGCCGCAGTACGCGCCGATCAGTGCCGACACCGCGCTGGTGACGGTCACGTCGACGTCGTCCATCGGCTCGGTGTCCGCGGGCAGGAACACCCGCCCGCGTAGCTCCAGGCGCGCCGCCACCTTGTTCAGACCCGACCGCGACGGGACCGGCCGCACCGGGCCGACCCACACCGCGTAGGTCAGGCCGGAGCCCGGCGCGGACACCGGCTCGTGTCCGAGGACTTGCCCGAAGAGGCCGAGCGCCTGTGCGTGGGATGTGGCGGCGCTGCGGTAGGCGGCGAGATCAAGATCAGTCATGGCGCATCACATCCGGCCCGTGTAGCGGCGCAGCAGGCGTTCGCCGATGCCCTGCTTGCGGGCGTTCAACTGATCGCGGGTTCGGATCCAGTGGTCGTAGCCCTTGAACTTCGTCACGGGGTAGTTCCGGGAGCCGATCCCGGCCAGCCACGGCCCGTACACCGTGCGGGAGTCGGTGATCGTGTTTCCGTCGACGACCTTGCAGCGGGACTCGTAGTAGCCGGTCGGGTTCCGGAACACGCGGTGCATCTCCCCGCGCAGGATGTTCAGGCCCTCGTCGGCGAGACGGCGTTCCAAGTGGTCGACGTACGCGTTCAAGGCACGCATGGCGCGGCCGTCGAACATCGGGCCGCGAGATTGGGTGGAGACGTCGAGGCGCATGACTAGACCGCCCTCGTCCGGGCCTTGCGGCCGTGGGAGAC